AAGTGATTAAGTGAAAGAAGAAATATGGAAAGACATTAAAGGATATGAAGGGAAATATCAAGTAAGCAACTTAGGAGATGTGATAAGTTTTAATTATATGAACACAGGCAAAAATAAAAAATTAAAAAAATTTTTAATACATAGGCAATATTGTGTTTCATTAACTAAAAATGGAAAAGACAAATCTATTACGATTGCAAGATTGGTGGCAGAAACATTTATACCAAATCCAAATAATTATCCTTTGGTAAGACATATTTCAGAAGATTTTTCAGACAACACTATAAGCAATCTTGAATGGACTACTATGTCGATATACAAAAAGAAATGCCACGCAGAAAAAAGAATTGCTAAGCAAAATAGACATATTGTTTATAAAGGCAAAGAATACAGAAGTTGTAGAGAAATGTTAAAAAATTATAATCTTTCATACAACACTTTTCGTGAAAGAATAAAAAATGGATATAATTTTGAAGAAGCAATAGAAATTAAAAAATATGCTTTTTTAAAAAGATACAAAGGTAAACAATATGATTTTTATGGTAAAAAATTAACAATAAAAGAAATATCAAAAATTACAGGAATTGATGAAACGCTTATTAGACATAGAATGAAACAATATAACTGGAATGTATATGAAGCGGCAGAAATTCCATTAGCAAAATATAAAAATAAAAAAGGAGAGTAAATAAAAATGGAAAAGGAAAACTTTAGATACGATAGTAGGTATCAATCACTAAAGAAACAAAATATGCAAGAAGCTATTGAATTTATTTTAGAAAAGGATTATGGAGATACAATAACTAATGCTTCATTAGGAAAGATTCTTGGTTATAATTTAGAAGATGAAAAAGAAAGAATGAGATTTCTTTCAATGATGGGAAGAATCAAGAATTTTATTATTGATTATGGATATGTATTAAAAACAATTTCAGGAGTAGGATATTATATCTTAAAACCACAACATATAAGTAATCATTGCTTTAGAAATTATATCAGAAAAGGGCAAAGAATTTTAGATAAAAGTGATAGAATTTTATCTCACGTTGATACTTCATATTTACAAGGCGATAGAAATACTGAGTATGAAGAAATCTGTAATTTAAATGATGATTTAATTCGTAAAACAGAAGAAATTATTGAAAATAGTGATTATAATCAAAATAAAGATAAATATAACACTATTGAAGATTAAGGTAAGAAAAATGGATGATTTTAATAAAAAGAATATGATAGAGATTGACAAATTAGATATGCAATGTCCATTTGCTTATACTCATAGAAAGAAAGACAAGCCTATGGTAAGAAGATTAGCTCGTAGAAGATTAAAAAGAGAAGATGCAAAGGAGATAAATAATGAAAGAACTGGAGAAAAAAATTAAAGAAGTACAAGCTTGTGTAGATATGTGGTTTACGCCAAATGCAAAAATTAAAAAAGAAATACAAAAATTAGAAAAAGAAAGAAATACTTTATTAAGAAAAAGAACTGAACGTATTTATGATAATTATGAAATAGATAGGATCATTCAAATTATCAATATTAAAATAGATACGTTAAAAGAAATTTTAGGAGGGAAATAATGAAAGATACAGAAAGATTTATGATTAGACCTGAAAAAGTTGATGAATTAAAAGCTGGTAGAACCAATATTTATTTGGAAGATTTGATAGGCTTTTCTCGTCAATATATTAGTGAAATATTTATGGGGAAAAGAATAATTGATAGAAAAGCTGTTAAAAAAATCTTAATCCCAACTTGTAGCGAACACGTTAAATTAAATGCAATGCTACAAAAAGATTTGGATAAAACAATTAATTATTTTTTCAAAAAAATATAAAAAATACTTGACAAAAAATAAAACTAGATGTATAATCAAAACAAATAAAGAAAGGAGAAAAATATGGAAGAAGAAAAAATGTTAAAACAAAAATATAATGATTTATTAGAATCATTATTAAAAGGTACAGAATATCTAAAAGAGCATCCAACAGAAGAAAAAGCACAACAAAGATTAGACGAAATTGCTATTGAAATGCAAAATATTATGAACGCAATGCCAAATATGACAGATGAGGAAAAAGAAAAAGGTTTTAAAATTGAAGAAGAACCTGAACCAGTTGTTGAACCTGTTAAAAAGAAAGTAGCAAAAACAGTTCAAGCAAAATCAACTCAATTGCCACAACCAATATTAAGCAAAAATGTTATTATGACAACAACAGGTGCAATTGAATTAACTCCTGATACTGTCAAAAAATATCTTGTAAATGGGCAAGGTAATGTAACGGATCAAGAGGTTATGATGTTTATTGGTATGTGCAAAGCTAATCGCTTAAATCCATTTAACAAAGATGCTTATTTAATTAAATATGGAACTCAACCTGCTTCAATTATTACTAGCAAAGACGTGTTCTTTAAAAGAGCAATTGAGAATCCAAACTTTAATGGAATGGAAAGTGGAATTATTGTTTTAGATAGTAAAGGCGAGTTAGTTAAAAGAGAAGGACATATTTATACATCTAAAGAAGAAATTGTTGGTGCTTGGGCTAGAGTACATAGAAAAGATTGGGAACATCCAATTTATCAAGAGGTTAATATGTCAGAATATCAAGGTAGAAAGAAAACAGGTGAAGTGAATTCTAATTGGGAAACAAAACCTGCTGTAATGATTACGAAGGTTGCTGAAGTAACTGCGTTAAGAAAAGCATTTACAGATAATTTACAAGGAATGTACATTTTAGAAGAAAGCGATAATATAGAACCAGCAAGAGAAAATCCTGTTGTTGATATTTTATAGGAGGTAGATTATGTCAAACGCATTTAGAAAGATAAGACGTAATGCTTTAAAGAAATATTTAGGCACAAATAAAATTAGAGAATTTTGGCATCAACAAAACGATACTTTAGAGCAAAAATTAAGAAAAGCTAGAAAAGGCGAATATAGTAAAGGAGAATAATATGGGAAGATTAACTAATAATAACTATTTTTCACCAGAAATGAGAATAAAATATACAGGTAGTTCTGAAATTAAAGATTTTATGAAATGTGAAGCTTGTGCATTAGCAAAAATAAAAGGCGAATTTGAAGATGAGCCAAGTAAAGCGCAAATTGTATCAAGCTATATTGATGCTTGTATCTCAAAAGAATTAGATCAATTTAAAGAAGAGCATCCTGATATATTTCTTAAATCAGGTGAGTTAAAAGCAGAATATAGACAAGCTGATGAAGTGATTGAGCAAATGAAACAAGATAAAGTATTTTGGAAATATTTGCAAGGAAAACATCAAAAAATAATGGTAGGTAAAATTGCAGGAGTTCCTATCAAAATTAAAATTGATTCATATTTTAAAGATAAAGCAATAATTGATTTAAAGTGTGTAGCAAATTTAGATTTAATTTGGAATGAAAAAATAAAAAGTAAACAAAACTTTATTGACTATTATGGATACCATACTCAACGGAGCGATTTATCAGGAAATTGTAAGGCAAAAAACGGGTAAACAATTACCATTTATTATAGCAGTTGCAACTAAAGAAAAGTTTTCTGAACGTGCTTTGTTGGAAATACCTCAATATACTTTAGATGAAAAACTAGAAGAAGTAAAAGAATATTTGCCTAGATTACAAGCAATTAAAAAAGGTAAAATAGAGTCAAAAAGTTGTGGCTGCTGCGATTACTGTATTAGCAAACAAAAAGTACAAGGCATAATAAGTTATCACGATTTCTTTAAAGAAAGAAATAATTAAAAAGGAGAGAAAAATTATGGGTTTATTTAGAAGAAAAGAAAAGAAACAAAACGGACAAGATTGGGTGGCAAGAGAGGCTTTAAATGAAGCTTTAAGAGAGCTGGAAGAAGAAAGAAATGAAAAAATAAAATATCAATTAGAATTAAAAGAAGTACGAAATAATCAATATGATATGGTAAAAAAAGTTTTAAATTATGATATTTTAGAAAACAATCTTAAAATTTTACAAAATACAATTGAAAATATTAAAGACATTTGTAAGAAATCAAAAACTTCAACTATCGCAAAAGCAATTTTAAAAGAATTGGGGGAATAAAAATATGATAATAGCAATAATAATTTTATTAATAGTAGCATTAGCAAGTGGTTTTTTATATTCAATTACTGAAAGTGATTCTCTTTTTGGAATATGCGCTATATCTGTTGTTGTATCAATTATTTTAGGAATAACAGGTTGTTTTACAGGTTTTATTAATCATCCTGCTACTGAAGGAATGCAACAAGGTATAATAACAGCAGTTGATTTAGAAGGAATATTCTTTAGAAGATATGAAGTTTATATTAAATCAGGTGGTTATACAACTAATTCTAAAGGTCAAATGTCAGACGAAACAAAATATCTATTATATGATTATGAAAAAGATTTGGCTGAAGAACTTAAAAGTGCGATAGGTAAAGAAATAAAATTATATTATGGACACGATGGTGGCTATATTGGTTGGAATAATTGTGGAACATATCATATAAAAAAAGTAGAATTAATTGAGGAGGATAATGTAAATGAATAAGATTTTCTTGATGCGGAAGATTGTCTAAAACTCCAGAAATAAGAGCAACACAAAATAATATAAAAGTTGCAAATTTTGATATTGCAGTAGAAAGAAGATTTGTAAAAGACGGTGAAGAAAGACAAACTGACTTCTTCCCTGTTGTAGCTTGGAATAAGCTAGGAGAATTTTGTGAAAAATATCTTCAAAAAGGCACTAAAGTTGTAATTGAAGGTAGATTAGAGGTTAGACAATGGCAAGATAAAGACGGAAATAATAGATATACAACAGAAGTTATTGCAGAAAGCATTGAATTTGCAGAATCAAAAAAACAAGATAATACTCAATCAACTAACGACATACCTGTTAATGTTGTCGAGAATAGCAGCTCAGACGATTTGCCGTTCTGATTAAATAACTTTATTACTTAAATATAAAAATAGTTTAAAATTGATTTAGGAGTGAAATATGAATATGGAAAAAGAAGATTATAAAAAGTATATAGGAAAATATATTAGAAACCAATTTGGTATTGCAAAAATAGTTGGATTATTGGAACAAAATGGTATATTATATTTACAAGTAGATAAAGATATTGTTTATGATTCAAAAACTAATAAGATTTTAGGCAATGTTTATCCTATAACTGAAGAAAGCAATTTAGAAAATAGAATTAAAGATTTAATTGATTTAATTAAAGTTGGAGATATTATAAAATGGGAAGCCAATGATATTGGATATTATGGAGTCAATGAAGTTATAAGACGACCTGAAACAAAGAAAACACTTGGAGTTTATCCAGAAGAATATGATTATTTACTTCCACTAGAACGATTAAAAATTATAAAAGTATTAACAAGAGAACAATTTGAAGAAAATAGTTATGAGGTGCAATATGGGTAAGAAAATAATATATATTAGTGCTTTATTAAAAGATGATATGATAATAGCTTATAAAATAAGCCCAAATTTAAAAGAATATCCTCACGATTATTATAAAGATTTTTATTATGCTGGAGTTCAAATGACTATGAATGTTGATAAAGAATATGAAGTAAAATATATATCTGTTGTAGTTGATGATAATATTAGTACGAAATTTAATAATTATATTTTTGAAACATTTGCTAAAGAATTTTATAAACAATGGAAAATACATCCAAATCATTTTGGACAAGCAGCATATTAAGGAGTGAAATATGGGTATAGAAAAAGGAGATTATGTAAGAGTTTCATATATGTATGGAAATACAAAAATAGCCAAAATAGAAAAAATCTTAGATAAAGACCCTTGTTATAAAAATATGCAAATGTATAGAATAGATAGAAGTGTGCAACACGATAGTGCTTCTTATATTTCAAGCAAAATTTATAAAGAAGATATAATAAAACATAGCAAAAATTTAATTGATGTAATTAAAGTTGGAGATGTGATTACAACAAATAATTTATGTGGTGAAATTGCAAAAATTAAAGAAGATAAGATTTGGTTAGCTTGTAGTGATTGTTGTTATGTCGAAAATATTAAATCAATTATAACTAAAGAACAAATAAAAGAGATGGAGTATAAAATAAATGAGTAAAAAATCTTATGATAATGGTAAAAAGTTTGAAGAAGAACTTTGTAAAATATTTTCAAAATTAGGATATTATGTAATATACCAAGAAAAGCGGAGTAACAGGAGCACAATGTTGTGATATTATAATTATAAAGAATAATATTGCAACATTGGTGGAAGCTAAAAATCTTGAAAATAAATCTGGAATATTCAATTTAGATCGTATTGAAATGAATCAAATTTTAGCTTATAATAGATTTAGAGAATGCAAAAATACTAATTTTACTTTGGCAATTAAGTGGAAAAATAGTATTTGGTTAATAGATTTTGGAATATTACAATTTTATAATAAAAGTATTGACTTAAAACAAATAGAGCCAAATATTAAAGAATTTTGTAAGGAGAAATAAAAATGGAAGATTTTGAAATAAAAAGAATAATTAAATATGTTATAATAGGAGTAGTAATACTTTTTGCTTTAATAGTATTTTTCAATAGCATTACAACTGTTCCAACAGGGTTTGTTGGAATTAAAACAAGATTTGGTAAAGTGCAAGATGACACAATTCAAGAAGGCTTTAATTTTAAATTGCCTTTTGTTGAAAAAATAGTACAAATAGATTGTAAAACCAAAAAATTAGAAGCAACAAGTGAAGCATCTACTAAAGATATGCAAACTGTTGATATGACAATAGCTGTAAATTATAATGTTAATAAAGATACAGCAAATATTTTATATAAAGAAGTAGGAGTAGATTATGAAAATATTATAATTACTCCAAGCATTTTAGAAAGTATAAAATCAATTTCTGCTCAATATACAGCAGAAGAATTAATTACAAAAAGAGCTGAAGTATCTACAAATATTCAAGAAACAGTAATAAATAAAATACAAAAAAGAGGTTTTGTTGTTACTGGTTTTAATATTACAAATATAAATTTTTCTGATGCGTTTAATCAAGCAATAGAAACAAAAGCAGTAAAACAACAAGAAGTACAAACTGCACAAGCTGAACTTGAAAAACAACAAATTCAAAATGAAAAAGAAATTTCAATTGCAGAAAAAGATGCAAAAGTAATGGAATTACAAAATGCACAAATTACAGAAAATACTTTAAGGTTAAAAGAATTAGAAGTTCAAGAAAAAATGATAAATAAATGGAATGGCACAATGCCAAGCACAGTTTTAAATGATAGTGTAACTGCATTATTTAGTAATTAAGGAGAACTGATGAAGAAATTTATTTTGTACTTAATTAGATGGCAATTATCAACACCAATATTAGCGATATGTATGCAATGGTTAGAATTTAATACTGTTGTTAAAACAATTATCGCTAATTTAATTGGTGGAATGATTTTCTTTTGGATAGATAAATATATTTTTAAAGAAAAGGAGAAAGTTAATGATTCCTAAAATTATTCACGCAGTTTGGCTTGGCAGAGGTGAAAAAAGCGAACGAGCTAAACTTTGTATAGAATCCTGGAAAAAATATTTACCAGACTACGAAATTATAGAATGGAATGAAGATAATTTCGATATTAATTATAATAATTGGACTAGAGAAAGCTATAAAAATAAGAAATATGCATTTACATCAGATGTAGTTAGATTATGGGCTTTATACAATTACGGTGGGATTTATATGGACACCGATGTTGAAGTCTATAAGTCTTTAGATGAATTTTTAAATGAAGAAGGATTTACAGGCTTTGAAGATATAAATTATCCGTCAACTGCAACTCTTGGTGCAGAAAAAGGAAATCCAATTATTAAGAAAATGTTAGATTGGTATAATAATCACGATTTTATTTTATATGACGATTGGAGAGATTATATTAAAAACCAAAGAACTTCAACGTGTGTGCAATCTAATATTTTAGCAGAATCAGGTATTAATAGGATGAAAAATGAGATACAACATATACCACATTTTACAGTATATCCAACAAATTATTTCTTTACGAAAGACGAGGGATATACATATCATAGTTTTTCTGGCAGTTGGTAATTTAAAAACAGGAGGAGTTTTAAAATGCAAGTAATTATAATGTGTGGAGGAAAGTACAAAGATTTTGAAAAGCACAAAGCTTTAAGTGTTATTCACGGGGAGGTTTTAGTCGAAAGAACTATTAGATTATTAAAAGAAAATAATATAACTAATTGGTATATTAGCACAAACGACCCAAATTTTGACAAATACGGAAATATATTGCATCACGAAAACAATTATGAATGTGAGGGATATAAATCAACAGGTTATTGGGTAGATGCTTTTTATCCTACTGAAGAACCTACTATATATCTTCACGGCGATGTATATTATACTGATGATGCAATGAAAAAGATTTTAAATTTGAACCCAAAGGTAAATACTTTAATCGGTAATGACCTTGCTAGAAACAAACAACATATTGATATGGGAGAACCTTTTGGTTGGATAGTAGTAGATCAAAAAGCATTTAGAGAAAATATAAACAAAACAAAGAAATTACAAGATGAGAAAAAACTAGCAAGAGGTATTGCTTTAAGTTGGGAATTATATAGAGTTTCAAATGGATTAAATCCTGATAGAATGGAAATCCTAGATGAAAGTTATTTAAGCATAAATGATAAAACAATAGACGTTGACACTCCAGAACAAATAGAATTAGTAAATAAAGGATTGAGATAAATGATTATAAAACACGATAACATTATTTATTGTAAGGATATTTCAGTAATTGGTGGAGTTGAAACTTTTGTTTATGAAATGGTTAAAAAGTACCATAATTTAGACATAGCAGTTGTTTATAAAACTGCACATCCAAATCAATTACAAAGATTAGAAGAATATTGTCCAACTTATCAACATATTAATCAGGATATAGAATGTAAAGTTGCAATTATTAATTATGATGTTACAATTATTCCTTATATCACAGAAAAAATATGGAAAGAAAATGCAGCAGAAGATGAGGGAATTTATCAAGTAGTGCACGGAGATTATGAAAACCCTGCGTACAAATGGAAACCTCCAACTGATGATAGAATCAAAGCATACATTGGAGTTACCAAACACGTTCAAGAAAGTTTTAAACGAATTACTAAGAATCAAAATGTTCTTCAACATTATAATCCTTTAACAATTGATAAACAACCATTATTGTTGTTTTCGGCGACTAGGCTTTCACCAATTAAACGGAAAAGATAGAATGGCAAAACTTGCAAATGCTTTGGATAATGCAGGAATAGAATATATTTGGTATGTTTTTACTAACGATACACAAGCGATAAATAATCCAAATATAATTTATATGAAACCAAGATTAGATTCTTACAAATGGCTTAAACACGCATCTTTCCTCATTCAGCTAAGCGATACGGAAGCCTGTTCTTATAGCATAAATGAGGCTCTTTATCGTAATATCCCCGTTGTCGTTACCCCTCTCCCATATCTTTCAGAGATAGGCGTAGAAGATGGTAAAAATGCTTATATTCTTGAATTTGATTGTAGCAATGTTGATGAAGTCGCTAGAAAAATGGTTAATGTTCCTAAATTTGAATTTAAACATCTTGAAGATAATTACGATAAAATTCTTGTTAAAAGTAAATCAAAATATAATTTAAATTATATCGACTGTGAAGCAATTAACAGTACAGATTTTGGTAGATTTTATAGACTTAAAGATATGGTTAGAGCTAATTATCTTAATAACAATTATGGACATATTTACAAAGGTGATAGATTTAAAGTACCAGAAGATTTATTTGATTACTTGGCAGGAGATAATCCATTACATAAGAAAGTGATAAAAAGATATGAAGATAAAAATTGATAGTATGATTACCATTTCTGATATTACCAAAGAAATGGAAAATTATATAAAAACTGAATTGGAAATTAAAAATCCAGAATTACAGAAAAAACAAGCAATGGGCTTTTATACATATAATATACCAAGAACTTTAAAAGCTTATTCAAAAAAAGGTAATGATTATGTTATTCCACTTGGAGAAATAAACAATGTTTGGAATTTGCATCCTAATTTAGAAGATTATGAGTTAAACTTTGGACAACATAAACAAATAATTTTTCCTACAAGTAATATAAAACTTTATGATTACCAAAGTAAAGCTGTTGATTATATGCAAACACAAGTAAGAGGAATTTTGCAAAGCAAATGTGGAAGTGGAAAGTCTATAATGGCATTAGAGCTTATTAGAAGAATAGGTTATAAAGCATTAATTATTTGTGAAAAGAAAGAAATACAAGACCAATTTAAAACTTATCTTGAAAATAATTTCGGAATGAAACAAGGCGATTATGGATTAATTAAAGAAGGTAAAGTTGAGATTGGTAATTTCGTTACCATAGCATTAAGGCAAACATTAGCAATTATTGATTTAACTCCATATAAATATGAATGGGGGGTAATCATTGTGGATGAATGCCAGAATGTACGGTGGTAGCGTTACTAAGTGTTCTCAATACTCAAAAATTTTAAATAATCTTGCTTCTAAATATAGATATGGAATTTCTGCTACTCGGCTATCGTGTAGATGGATTAACTAGATTTATGTATAGTTTATTAAATACAGTTAAATATACTATTCCTGAAGAAGCAATTTCTGACAAGATTATTAAAGCAAGTGTAAAACCTATACATACAAATTACGAGATTAAACGAGATTCGCTTAAATATGATGGAACATTAAATTATACTATCTTGCCGACAAATCTTGCCACAGACGATTCTCGTAATAAATTGATAATAGATTTATTAAAACAAGAGAAAGATAATTATTGCTTAATATTATCTGATAGACTAGAGGGATTAGAAATACTGCACAAAGCAGTTGGTGGGCTCTTTATAAATGGGAAAATGGTATCAAAGAAAGTAAAACAAGAACGTGAAGAAGCTATTGAAAAAATGAGAAATAAACAAGAACATTATTTATTCGCAAGTTTTTCATTAGCTCGTGAACGGTCTTGACATAAAATCTTTAAACAGATTATTTCTTATTGCTCCAACTAAAAATAAGATAACGTTGATCCAGAGCTGTCGGTAGAATAGAACGAAAAGACGAAAACAAAGAAACTCCAATAGTCTATGATTTTGTGGATAAAGGCAAATATTTTGAGGATTCGTTTAAAACTAGGAAAAGATTTTATAAACAAAACGGTAACGAAATACTATTGACATAAAAATAATTTTAGAATACAATAGAAAAAAACAAAGGTTTTTGCTTATGGAAAAGATAGAAGAAGCTATAAACAAATACTTATGTGATTGCTGTAATAATAAATGCGAAAAATGTATGAGTTTAGAAATAATTGAATACAGAGATATTACGCAATATAAATGTTTAAATTATGCAAATTCACATACCAGGTTGTATGTTGAATCTAATGAAGAGTGTATGTAAGCCGATTGCATATATTCTTCAGGGCAAGTAAATAGTAGGCAGAGCATTCTAATCAGGTAGCTAATCGGGCGGCGCTTATAATGGCTCGGAATATGGCTCATAAATTCTACTTATGCTGATTAGTGTAGTCAATGCTTTGCCTAGTGTTTACTTAACACTACAAAAACCTGCTTAAAATTGGTAAAAAGAAGAATGGTATATGTTAGGGTAGCCAATACCCCCATAAAGAGTAAATCTTCTTCTAGTAAGTTTTGTAGGCATCTTACTAAGGATTTTGCGAGGTTTACCCTTATAAAAATCTCGCTTCATACGCTGAATTAGCGGACTTCGTGATGATACTAGTACACGAGAAGGTTCGACTCCTTCGTTCAGCTTTATATTGCCTTGTCGTCTAATAGGTAGGACATAAGTTTTTGGAACTTAGAATATTAGTTCGAATCTAATCAAGGCAGCCAAATGTAAGTGTGATGAAATTGGTAAACATACAAGTCTTAGAAACTTGCGGATAATATCCTTGTAGGTTCAAGTCCTACCACTTACACCAAAGCCCTTTAAAATCTTCGGATGTTTAATGAAAGCTCGTATTCTTCGGATATAATGAGAAAGGTATTTTATGCTTGTATAGCTCAGTTAGTAGAGCAGAAGATTGAAGCTCTTCGTGTCGGTGGTGCGATTCCATCTGCAAGCGCCATATATGTCCCGTTAGTAGAGTTGGCTTCATACAATCGGCTGCAACCCGATTATACACAGGTTCGAGTCCTGTACGGGACTCCAGAACATAAGTGATACTAGATAATTTGTGTTCTCCTTTCTTTAACTTATAAAGTCTATCATTTCAGGCGATTCTAGTTCGTCTGATTTATGGAGAAGTAATCCCGTAAGGAGCGGGTGCGGACTGTAAATCCGTTGTCAGTTTTGGCTCGAGTGGGTTCGATACCCTCTTTCTCCACCAAAAAGGAATAATAACTATGAGAGATTATATAAAAAATATGTTATCTATGGAAGATATATTTTATAGATACGGAATAAAACATAATAAAAAGAATTGTATATGCCCGTTTCATAACGATAAGAATCCAAGTATGATATTCGATAAAAATAGATTTCATTGCTTTGGCTGTCGGAAAATCTGGTGATATAATATCATTTGTTGAATATCTTTACAATTTGGATTTTAGACAAGCAATGCAAAAAATAAACGAAGATTTTAATTTAGGTTTGGATTCTAATACCAAAATTGATTATGAAAAAATAAATAAAATTAAAGAAGAAAGAAAACAAAGAGAACGTTATAAAAATAAACTTTTGAAAGATTATTGTAAATTATGCGACAAACTTATAATAATAAGACGTGAAAGAAAGTTTTTGAAAAACAAAATCACTTTAAATAACATAAATGAAATGTTACAATTTGAATGCAAATTAAGAGATATGCAATGGAATATAGAAAATGAGATAGAAAATATAGAAAAAAAGATGGCTACCATTATTTGAGGTAACCATCTATTTTTATGCGAATCTAAATATAAATGCTTCTAATCTCTTGCTTTGCCCTGTTGTTCCTATCATCACTTGTGTTCCAACTTGTTCATCTTGCCAACCTATATCTTCAACGTGTCCTTGAACTACCATTGTTTTAGGGCTTCTAAATTCTATCGCCTCTAATCGTCTTGATTCTCCTGTTGTTCCTGCTTCTGTTCCGCCTGGTTGCCAATCTGTCCAACCAATATCTTGAAGATGTACTCTATATTCAACCTCATCTGACATAAGTTGTATAGCTTCCATACGTCTTGATTCACCTGTCGTTCCTGATATATTTCCAGGACTTACAAAACATTGCCAGCCAATATCTGCTAAATGGCTTCTATATACAGGATAATTATCACTATGATATGTTCCTACTTCGTTTGGTATTCCCATATAAGCAGCAGGATCAAATACGTCTGCATATTGATTTGTTACATTTCTTATTTCATAATGTAAATGAGTTCCTCTTGAATTCCCTGTATTTCCCATATATCCAATTATATCGCTTCTATCAACTCGTTCATTTGTTGAAACATAAATTTTAGATAAATGACAAAACCAATGGTATAATCCATCTACATCATTTTGAACTACGATAAAGTTACCATAAGAATTATCCCAACCTCTTCTTACAACTATACCATCGCAAGTTGAAAAGATATTTTTGTTGTTAGAAACTAAATCAATACCTGTATGCCAACCGCAAGAATAATCGCCTGATACTCCAAACGGATTCGTTACTCTAAATTTCCCGTACTAAAGGTAAATTTGTCATAATTATTCTCCTTTCTTTTTAGAATATTGATAATTTGAAATTCCTAAAATTGTACCTAAAAATGTATCAATAGCTGTTATAGTACCAACAATTTGCTCACCATAAGGGAATCCCCAAATGCCACTTAAAGCAAAATATAAAGTTGCAATAGCTGGTAGCACTATTAAAGCTATCCATTTTAGAACATCATACACTTTATTACTTAGCATAAGTTTCCTCCTTTCTAAGCATCTTCTAACGCTTGTATTCTTAATAGATTAGATTTCTTATAATCCAATTCTAAAATAAATGGTTGTTTTGCATTCGTCTGTGTTATATGTGTTACTCCTTGATATGTTTTTGCTTTGTTGTAAATATCTTCTAATTGATTAACTAATACTGTATCTGTAATTTGAGTATCTGTTGCAGTAGCTAAAATGTAATATATCGTTACATTATTTGAATATAACCAATTCATAAAATCAGTTGCGTTCGTAAATCTATTATCTATAACATCTAAATATCTTGATGTAGGAGCATAAGCATTTATATAAAATTGATTATTTTGTCTATTTTGATAATCCGTTGCTGGAATACCAATATAGTGTGTTGATAGTGGTGTATAATAATTATTATAAATACTATCTTGTAAATCTGTATATCTAAATAATGAGCCTTGTGTAACAGAAGTGTATGTGAAAGTTTGAGTTCCATTTAATACCAATTTTCCAATATAGCCTTTCTTATACCAATTTCCATTTTGTCTGTAAATGTAATCTTCATTATTTCCTATTTTACAGTATTCTTGGCTTCCTAGACTTATTGTATATGTTTGACTTTGGCTATTATCAGAGTTTGCTATTGTTATTGTATTCTCTCCTGTAACTACTTCAACCGCACTAGGTCTTTCAGGGCTTGGAGCAGGTGTAACAAAATTGTATTTATAACTTGGTACAATCGCTAAATTATTTGAATTTGTTACTGTTATATAAGTAGTTCCTGTGTAACCATTTGCTTCTTCTATTGTGTTTAATTGGTTTATTAAAGTAGCATCTGTTATTTCTGTGTTAGTTGGAGTTGCTAATGGATAATATAAAACTAAATTGTGTGAACTTAACCAAGTTTTCCAATTTGCTAACGTCATTTCTGTTCCATAACGTACTCTTAAATGTTTATTGCTTTCTCGAATAAAAAATCCTTGTGTAGTATTATCACTACTAATTTCGACATTTATAAAATAATTGCAAAGTGAATGTGGATAAAAACTTATACCGTCAGAAATTGAAACATATCTATAAAAATAATGTTCTGTACCTGAATATTCTATATTCCAACTTTCATCATTACTTCCATCAAGAATAGTTTTACCAACACACGCTTTCTTGTACCAATTACCATTTACTAAACTACTATCATAATATGGACTGCTTGGTACGTTATGGAAGATGAAATCTTTGTATGTACTAATATTTGCTAGTTCTAATGAGCCTAGATTTAGTGTGAAGTTTTGTTCTGCGTGTTCTATGTAATCACTTGGTGTTGAACCTGCTTCTATCTGTATGTTTGTGAAAGTTATTGTAATACCTGAGCTAGAACCATAATCGTAATAAGCATAACATCTAATTTTAGTAATATCTTTTTCAAAAACAATAGTTTCACTCGCATTTTCTCCAATATTAAAACTTTTCGTATAGTGTGCGCTACCTTCTTGTTCCCAATAAAATTGAATTGTTGTATAAGAATTAGAACCCGATGTTTCTATTTTACCAATGCTTACGGTATAAGTACCTGCTGGAATTGGTGTATCAAATACAATTTCTTTATATCTTGTATAACTAAAAGAATTGTCATATTCAAACAAATTCTTATTCTGAACTTTAACACTATTCTCTCCTGTTACTACTTGAATGTCTTGTGGATAGTCTGGATTTGGACTTGCTGTTCCTCCGTACATATGGTTCGTAGTCTGTTGCTGTTGCACTTTCCTCAATTTGCATATTGTTAACATCTAAAGAATAACTTGTTTCTCCTGTTGGTCTTCCAGTATATAAACGAAACGCTAACCTTTTTTCACCGTAATCTCCACTAGCAATAGTTACAGTTACAGACGTGTTTCCACTACCCATTTCATTTCCTATATTTACTCTATTAGAACCGTCAGCATCACAATATAAAAATCTACAAGCTCTTATTATATCACTAAGAGTAGTTGTTGAAAAAGTTACTGTTTTTCCAATAAAATCAGACATTTTTCCTAAATCATATAATTTAAAACCTCCTGATGTAACTCCAGATACATTTACACCTGTTTCGATTGGGGTTACAGTAACACTCCCGTAAGAATATATTGCGGTTGCATTTTTATTAAATAAATTTTTCCCTGTATATGTTTGTTGAAATGTATCTCCACTAAACTTTGTAAACTTACTTTCTTTTGTACTATCATAATCACTTATTGTTAAGTCTGTTCCTATTACTTCTGTTCCTGCTTCTGCTTCTATTACTTCTTGATATGTGTTTCCACCTAGTTCCATTTTAGCTTTCCAATAAGCACCACCTGTTGTATCTATTGAAGTTCCTGTTAAAATACTATCTTCTAGCTCACTTGACATTTGTTCGTACATATCTTGTAGTTCTTCTTCTGTTACTTCACCATCTTGTCCGTTAGTTACATTAAATGTTGTTGTATTTCCATTTGTATATGTTATTGTGTATGTGTCAATTAATCCAGCAGTTCCAGTTTTTTCAATACTAGCAATTCCATTTCCAGTTGGACCAGTTGCTCCGAGTATTTCCGAGTATTTCCTTTAGAAGCAACTAATTGCCAATATGTTGTGTTAGTTGGTAAATTCCCTAAAGTATTAGTTATTGCAACATAACTACTACCTTCATAATCGACTAAATCAAATAAATAATATTGAGTAGATTCATTATATGTTCCTCTTGACACGAATCTTACTCTACCTGCATTTACTTGTGCCATTTTATCCCTCCTATTCTACGGTTAAAACTAATTCACCATTTGAATTTATGTTAGCACTTGTTACACTCGCTCCAGTTGGACCACGCACGCCTGAAGCACCTGAGAAGTCAGCTAAATATTGCCATCTATAAGTTGGATCTTCTACTTCTGTTTTAACAAATAATTTTGCATTATCTTCTAACTCTATATTACCACTAATCATTACATAATCATTTATTTCCATATTATCATAATCTGCTATCATTAATTCAACTGTTGAATATGTTTTCTTAATTTGAAATGCCTCACCGTTGCGGACCTGCTGGACCAGTCTGTCCTTGCAAATTAACAAATGTATAATCAGTATCATTTTCAGTTTTAATCCCCAAAGACGTTCCATCCCACATAAATTGTAAACTTACACCATCTAAAATATTAACACTTTTTTGTTGACCTGTTTTTCTTGTTATTGTAACTGTTGCGGTTTTATCAACTTTATTAGCATCTATATCAAGATTACCAGCTTCGGTTATTAAAGTTTGTAAGCTAGATTTTAAATCTAAAACTTCTGCTTCTAATCCTTCAACTTTTGTTATTTCCTCTTCAAGAATCCTTATAACACGTTCCATTTCAGTTTCTTGTTCCTCAGGAATTTCTCCGTCTGGAGAAACGTTTTCGTTAAAGAATAATGGATATGTTTTGCTTCTAAAATCAATATTCTCTTCATCAACTTCTTTTGTCAACCAGATATAGAAACTTACATCTTTAAGTTGTGTTACAGCTTTAGGAATTTTGTATGTTCCATCTTCTTCTATATAATCCCAATATGTTTCGTTTTCTGTTACAAATACAATTTTCTTAAAGTAATCATCATAAGTAGAAGGAATTTCAATTGTTAAATTTTGTACTAAATTCTCATTTTGAGTTCCTTGTTCTTGTTCAGAAAATTCTATTAAACGATTTTCATATAATTTTAAGTTCATAAAATTTCCCTCCTTTAATTAAAGTATAGCATATAAAAAATAAAATGTACATAAAAAAAGAAAAATCCTCGTACATTTTTAAAAATATACGAGAATTAATCTACTATGCGATTAGAACAGCATAAGCAATTCTAAATATTATCTTATCATTAACTTTATATTTTGTCAAGCATTATTTTTCTAGCATTTCTTTGATTGTTCTATGATGCTCTTTTTCACGTTCTGCTATTTTTAGAAGTGTACTTTTATCTTGTGGATCTGTTACCATATCAGCAATATCTTCTATTTCTCTAGCTTTATCTTTCATATCATCCATACACATTTCTAATTCTTCGTAATAGTCATCACGATACATCCTATAATTTCTTCTTCCGCCTCTGCGGTCATAATCACGATAATTACGATAATTGCGATAATCTCTATCATCTCTATACATTCTATCATCTCTATAATCGTGTTCTCTTCTTTCATCCATCATATCATACATAGTATTTTCCCTCCTTTATTGTGGTATTGTCATAAAATATCTAAAAACTTTACCTTTTTTAGCATCTTCATCTTCTATAAAATCTTTTGTAAATCTTGCATACATTTCAATATTATCTTCAAATAAATCCCTGTAATCGTTGAAACTCATATTTAAAACCGTGTAGAAATCCCAATCACGAATGTTATTCATACCGAATCTATCTTGTATTTCTCTTGATTGTTCAATAGTGAATTTTTGTCCATAAGGTCGCATATTAGAAACAATTTCTTTCGCCATTTGCTCGTTTAACACATCACCGATAAGCCATTCCGTATAATTCCATTTTATATTTCTTATACAAATCTTCGTCAAATTGTTTGACAGTATGTGTAACTTCATCTAGTAAATCAGAAAGTCTATACATCTCTTCTATGTTTCCATCATCAACAATTTTTCTTATATACTCTTTAATTTCGTGCATCTTCTTCTCCTTTCAATAAATCAATAATTTGTTGATTTTGCTGAATAATAACTTCTAGTAATTCGTCTTGATGTTTTAAATAATCCATTAAATCATTATTATTAAAATCGTGTATTAAAATATCATAACTAGCAAGTTGTGCTAAATTTGAAGTTACTTCTAACCAAAACCAAAAATTATTTTCTTCCATTTATTTACTCCTTAATTTCCTGAAAGTCGAGTTATACTTATCTCTGCATTCTTTACAATTGGGATTTGTGTATCTGTTACAACAGGTGTTGCACCACCATTATAAATTATTGTTGGTAATGATGTTATTGCAAGATTTACTGTTCCTTTGCAACATACTCTAACTTTTTTATCAAAACTTATGTTTTCAAATTCTCCAGGAGCAGCTATTGCAGCATCCATTTCTGTTCCTTGTACTAAAGTTCCATCAGCAAAAAGTCCGTAATGCTACCTGACCGAGCTGTATTTGAAGTTATATTACCGTTAAAAGTAATTTCATAAACTCCTCCCTCTAAGATGCTAAACAATGGACTACCCTCGTTATGATTCATAAAACCATTACAATTTATTGCACTTCTTGTTCTTAAATCTGTGTTTACAAAAGGTACTGAAGCTGTATTAGATGCTAAAGTAATTTCTGACTCATTTACAGCCTGAATTACGCCATTCATATTATTTTTCCTCCTTTATAATAAAATTAGAGGATAGACACCTTGCCTATCCTCTTTGAAAATTAGCAAGTTCTCGTATTCGAGTTTGTCTATTTAAGACGTTTTGCTATTAAACTAATGTACTACCGAATGTATTTCCACATCCGCATCCACTATTACCGTTGCAAGTAAATATTGGAGTTCTTCCGATAAACAGGAGTTGTTCCAACAGGACAACTATCCAATAAGTTGTACAAGTCTTTGTTTGCTTGAACAAATCCTGCTTGAATTTGAGCTGTTTGCTCAATTTGGTTTGCTTTTAAATCTGCCATTTGAAGTTGTCTTTGTAAATCAGAGATTTTTTCGTTTTTAGCATCAATTTTATCATTGCATAATTGATCTAAAATTCTTTGAGTATTAGCTGTTTGATTTACAATAACTTCTCTTAATCCTTCAGAAATAGCTGCTCTATCTGCACAGTTTTCAGAAAGAATTGTAGAGTTTAAATTAGCGATTCCAAGTCTATTTTCGCAGCAGCAATTTTGTAAAGCATTATTAATGTTATTAAATCCATTTAATGTTGCAATTTCAGAATTGAAAGCTTGTTGCATATTTGCTATTTGTCTGCCATTAGCTGCAATTTCAGCTCCACTAAATCCGTTATTAACTGCTTGTACTACGTCTGCTGTGCTATTACATAATTGATTTGATAAACCGTAAACGCCATCTCTTACTCCTTCAATTTGGTTGCTTAAATGTAGTGTATCGAATCCTGTATTAGTATTTTGCATAATCTCTTTTTGTCCGTTAGATAACCACGCAAATTCATTCAAATTTCCGTAACCACCATAACCACCGAATCCGTTTCCACCAAATCCGCCGAATAAAGCAAGAATTAGTATAAACCAAATCCAACTGCCATCTCCTGCAAATCCACTTCCAAATCCACCACCGTATGGGTACATTGGATAAGCATAACCTCCTCTGTTGTTATCAACAATTGCAGCAACGTCTGCTGGGCTCATATTGTCGTTCATAATTCGTGTTCTCCTTTCTTTAAAATTTGTATATAAAAATCCATAAAGGATAATTATTACCTATTTCATATTTTGCAATTTACTCATAATTTCAGGTGGACACCCGATATGAATTTAATTGCTTAAAGAAATTTGCTTTTTGTTCATTATTCATTTTACTTAAAACTTGTTTTACATAAGGTTCTGGGTTTTGTCCCATACTCATCATATTTTGTATTTGTTGAAATCCTTGACTGTTTTTGCTTTGAAGTTGTCGCATAAAACTTTGAATTAATTGTTGTACCATTTAATGTTCCTCCTATTTAGTTTTCTTTTCTACTTTTGGAGCAATTACTGTTTTCTTCGGTAATATCTCTGGTTCATTTTCTTCTTCTTGTTTTGAAACCTGTTGAGATAATAAGGCTCTCATATTTGCAAGTTCAGTTTTTAAATTTGAAATCTCTGCATCTTTTGGATCTATTTCTATTACTTCTGATAAAGAATAAGTTTTAATATCTCCATTTATATTTTTAAGCCATAAAGTTGTCATATCTTTATTTACAAATAATCCCTCACGCATAACAAAAATATTTTTAACTTCATCAATTGAATTTACATATTTTGCTTGTAATTCATTTTGTTGTTGTACAGGTGCAATTTGAAAATTTTGTGTAATTGGTTGCTGAGGTATCATTTGATTTTGTTGTTGCATTTGTTGTTGTTGCATTTGTCTTATATTACTATCAATTCTATCTCTCATAGCCTGATATTCTTGAATATAAGGGTTATAATTATATGGATAATTAGCCATTGTTCTAATTCCTTTCTAAATCAATTTTGAGGACTTTTTATACTCTATAAACAAGTTATACTATTTATTTATAAAAACGTTTTATTTATTATCCTCGCAATAGATTTTTTCAATAATTTCTTGAATTTTATCTAATTTTGATAAAATTGAAAAAAGGCAAGCAGAAATGGTTAAAAAATTATTTTTATCTAATTCTTTATTCATTTTCTACTTACCTCCTTTTCTATTTTTATTATAACTTGAAAATAAAAAAAGAAATCGCACAGTTTTTGCACAATTTATGCACAATTTCTGTACGATTTCCTTTTATTGAAATATCGGAGGTATCATCCTTTTAAAGCAATAGCTCCAATCATTTTCAACTTAATTTGTCTAATTATTCTACATACATTTCTTTCAGACATATTCATCAACATAGCAATTTGAACAATAGTATATTCTTTTTCGCCTGTAAGATAATTAAAAATTTTCCTTTGAGATTCTTTAAAATTGCAATTAGCAAGATAAAAATCTTTATCACTTTGAATCATATCAAAGTTGACTTTTAAAAATTTCTTCTTTACTTTTTGCTCCTGTTCTTGCATATTCCATCTCCTCCGCAGTTAGGACATTTATGATACCCGTTAGGAATTTTCTTTACTGTTTTAACAGTTGTCTTTTTGGTGTATGTAACTTTTCCCATAATTTACCTCTTTTAATATTGAATAATATCGCCAGCAGATTCAATATCTTCTACTGTTTTTGTTTCTTCTGTTGTTACAACTGTATTATATTCGCTTTCACGATTT